CGGCGGTTGCACCCCATGTGGGGCGGTTGCACTGTTTACACAGCGAAGTTGTTAAGCCGTTTAATCATCGTCAATTTGTTTCGTGAGGTCAAGCAGTTCTCGTTCGGCTCTCGCCAAACCCTCAATCACTCCACAGCACCGCTTGTACTCATTGAAGTCGGCACAGCCCCCACCTGCGATGTGGTCGGCCATGTCGTTCATCTGCTGGCGTAGGGATTTACGCAGGTATTCTGCGACGTTATCGCTTGCGGCTGGCATTCCTATCCCTCATGTCCTGCTCTTGTTTCTGAGCGGCGAACATCTCGCGGGCGATTTCGACCCCTAGTTTTGCCCCTTCGACCTTGTCGCGAGAGGCAATTTCCTTGCTCTGTAGTTCGTTCGAGGCGTTGGTCGAGGCGATTTGAACGCCGAGTCGCGCCCCTTCGATACGCTCTTGAGCCTTGAGGCGGGCCTGTTCGGACTGCATTCTCATCTGCGCCTTCTGCATATCCGCTTGGACACGGGCCATTTCGGCCTGTGCTTTCTGCTGGATTTCCTGAGCGCGGAGTTGCAGTTTCTGCATTTCCATCTGAAGGACCGGATCTTGCTGTTGCTGCATTTGTTCCTGCATTTGGGCTTCGCGCTGGGCTTTGCCGGTGACTTGAGCCGCCGCCGGAGCCACGAGTTCCGAGATCCGGTATTCGATATCTTCTGGGAGCGGTTCCCCCGGAGGAGGCAGTTTAAACCCGAGTTCCTTCTCGATCTGCTGCCGATAGGCAAAAGCCAGATGTTCCGCGACATGGGCGGTGAGGGTGGCTTGCATGGCCTGTGCGGCTTGTGGTGCCTGCTGGAGCATCTGCTGCAAGCGCGGATCTTGGGCAAAGGACATGTGGACCTGAATGTGAGCCTCATGGTCCTGATAGATAAACGCCTTGATGGGCTTCATCGTAAGGGCGTTCATGTTCTCTGTGACAGGATCTGTGGGAGGGATTTCTTCCTGATTCGGTAAGACCTCCTGAGGATCTGCGATTCCCAGTGCTTCGATCATCTGACGATGAAGCATGGGCAGGTCATACAACTGCGGGGCTTGGGAAGCCAACTGCAATGCCGCCTGATATTTCATGATCCGCTGGGCCATCGTTCCCGCATTGGGGTCCGAGACCGGGATCACATCGATCCGATCATCGAAGTCTTCTTTGGTCAGTTCCTTACCCGGAATGTCATAAGGATATTCCGTGGGACCGTAGTCGAAGATTACTTGAGCCAGCAGTTTCAGTTCCTTTTTCATGGAGGCGTGTAAACGCGCCTGCACGGCTGACATGACCTTCATAGATCGTTCAATGATCGCAAGAGTGGTTCCGACAGGAGCCTCCGCGTTCATGTCCGCGACTTTCATGTCTGCTTGAGAGGCAAACCTTCTTCCCTCATCGACGATATTGCCGAGCAATTGATAGAGCGTTCCCGAAGGTTCTTTGTAGGGAAGGAACGTAATGTTGTCGCGTAAGGCTCCGGATGGGATATCCACATCACGGAACTCACCCGGCATGATCGGGGTGTCATCGCCTTTGATCCGGAGTCCGCGAGTCTTTAATCCGCCCGGAAGGTTAGAGAGGGTTCCGGCATCCACCAACTGACGGAGGATGGAGGTTGAGGATTTCGCGAGTCCTCCAACGAGATGCACCAATCCAAACCCGTAAAAGCCAAGTCCGGGGATATAGGTGTATTGAACAAAATGCTGACGGCGCTTCTTGAGCGTGTCATCCGCATACCAGTTCCGTCGAATGGAGAGGATGGTTCTTGAAGATTTATCGATGGTGATGACGTAGGGCAATGCGATACCGGTGGGGTTACCCATGTCATCGGTGTCTTCAAAGCCGGGGAGATCATAATCCACGACCATTTCAAGAAGGGTATAGCGCGAATCCAGATCCATTCCCTTGGATTCGCCATTCAATTTGTCGTAGGACTTTTGAATCTCGCTGATATCCGGTGACGGAGGCGGTAAATCCACATCGCGATAAAAGCCTGAGACCTGCAACTTTCGAATCTCGTTGTAGGTCTTCTTCATCACATGCGTTGCACGTTCGCAGGTGACTAAATCACTTGCGCCATAGGACACCACAAAATCCTCTGCCGGAACAAAGATCGAGGCGGGTCTACCGAGAGAGGGGTCGTAATAGACTTTTCTAAAAGCCGCGCCGCATAGGGCGAGTGAGAACAGCAGTTTCTCTGTCTCTGAGCGGTACTCGCTCATCTTTTCGGTCAAGAGATAGTTTAAATACTCTTGAACCCGTTCGGCTTGTTGGACTCGCTCAGTGGTGGTTTGACCTAAGATCTTGGTCTGAACCGGGCCTCTAGCAGGGAAGATCTCTTGAATCGACTGGGCTTGGAAACGAACAATCGCTTCAGAGAGCATCGGGTGAAATACACCGCAGGCTCCTTCCCATGGCTGGGTACGATCTTCGATCTTGAGTCCAAGGAGATCGAGTCCCTTGATGTAGGTGACTTCCCATTCTTTACGGGAATCTTTATCTGCATCGTAGAGAGAAACGAGTTCCGAGGCGATGTTGCCTAAAGATGATTCATCGATAAATTCTGCGAGATTGTCTTCATGACTCGCTACCGGATTGGGTTCCGGGGAGAGATTGATTTCCACTCCCCCATCCGGCAGTTCCACCACGACGGATTCATTCGCATCTTGAATGGGAACATCTAAAGCCTGCCCTCCCATTAAAGAGGGCATCAGAGCGCGATCAACCGCCATGGTGGTCTCCCCTTACAGGTCGCGGAACTTTCCGCCTTTGACGGCAGCGCCCATACCACGAGCGACACCGGTCGTTCCCATGGTCTCGCCACCGCCATACATTTTCTTAGATCGCATGGCACCGCCGACCATCACAGGCTTGCCGAGACCCTTCATCTTGCCCTTTAACATGTCTTTGGGCTGCTTGCGGGATTTCGGGGCTTCGGCCATCTCAGACTTCTTAGTCTTGCCTTTCATCGTTTAAATCCTCAGTAATAAGACGCTTTGCGTTTATAGACCGGTTCATCCTTGTAATCGGACTGAAGAGACACGAAGCCGCCCCTGCGATAGCGGAGCAGTGCCTGTGTACACGAGTCCACATAGTCATCATGCTCTCCGGCGGGAAAAGACGCAAATTCTTCCATGACTTCTTCAGCGAATCGGGTGTTCGGTCGCCAGATCTTTCCACTCGAAAAGAGATCCGCGATGGCATTCACACGGGCGATCTTGTCGTTCCCCCGAGAAGGGGTGTATTCGGAGACCGGTATCCCCATGGCCCGAAGTTCAAAGATGAGGGGTGTACCTGCCGCCTTGGCTTCGACGATCAGGGTATCGGGCTTCCAGTAGTTGTAGAGTTCATAGGCCCGTTTCTTGAGGGTGGGAAACTCCATCTTCTCCCGGTGGGCATCCATGAGAATGATGTTCGGTTGCATGGCTCCGGAACCATCTGGGTGGTAAAAAACACCCCAAGTGGTACAGGCGGAGTAGTCCGAGCGTTCGGATTTGAGGAAGGCGGTGTCCCATGACTGGATCATAAATTGACACTGTGGTGGGGAATCCTGTTCCCAGACTTTCCACCACTCGCGTTTAATCAATGCGCCTTCTTCGGAGGTCGGATTCTGCTGGTACTGGGCTTGCCATTTATGGGTCGGGATTTCTTCCCGGATGGCTTCCAGTTCTTCGATGGGCCAGAACTCCGGCCAGAGGGGTTTGCCTGAAGGCATGATCGCCGGGAACTCGATGACCTCCCATTCATCCCCTCCGCGCTGGGCGGATGCCTTTAAGACCTGTCCGACGAGGTCTCTTTTCGACCAACGGGTACAAATGACAACGATGGCCCCACCGGGCTGCAATCTTTGCCGGGGACCGGAGGTGTACCATTCATAGGCATGGTCAAAGACGGCAGGATCTGCCGATTGTCCCTCTTGTTCATCATGGGGATCATCGATGATGAGAAGATCCGCACCCTTACCGGTCACCGCACCGCCGATACCGATGGCGAAATACTCCCCACCCTTGGAGGTACTCCAACGACCGGCTGCTTTGGAGTCCGCACGGAGGGAGGTATCTGGAAAAATCCCCCGGTAATCCTCTGAATCGACCAAGTTTCGGACCTTTCGACCGAATCCGACTGCAAGTTCCGCCGTGTGGGAGGACTGAATGACCTTCTTGTGAGGATATTTCCCCAAAAACCACGCCGGGAACAAAAAAGACCCAAATTCTGACTTGGTATGACGGGGCGGCATACAGATGATCAGCCGTTTGAGTTTGCCCGCAGCAATTTCCTCAAACTTCTCGCCCATGATCTTGTGATGACGGCCTGAAATGAACCCCGGCCACATCTTATTCACGAAAGGAATGAACTTCTCTTGAGCCAATTCCTTAGATTTCGCCTTCTCCCACTCCTCTAACAGCCCTAACCACTCCTTCTGCTGGTCATTAGGCAAGTTTTGCACTAAGGCCATGATTTTAGGAAGGTTTTCAACAGTGAGTTGCAAGAGAAATAACCTCAAAATGCAGGGACAATAGCCCCCGTTTCATCACATTCAATGTGCTTGTCCCCCTATTCACCTCTTCGCGTACCCCCACCGTTAAGAGTGGGGGGCAGCGACTTGGACCACAACAGTCTAAACCTGTCTGACCTACAACAACGTCGCGAATACAGTAAAATTCAAGTCGCTTTTACCGTTTAATCACAAGACAGGTCCGATTTTATCACATTTAAGAGGGAATGTCAAGGTGTTTTTCTGGAAATTTTTGCAAAAAATTTTTCTGGAAACGCACTTCCCTACAGCGAAATCATTTTTCCTACAGCAAAACCCTGCACCTACGTCGAAATGGAACTTAACCCCTATACCCCTACCTGTTGTTTAGACGCAACAAGGGTAAAAGTAGGTGACTGACAGAGGGAAATCGTATGTAGGAGATCAGTATAAGGAGTCAAATCGCAGCGGGGGGGTGCCGTCTCGTCGTTTTCCACCCCCTCGCGGCACGTTTAACCCCCTCGCCCCGTCATTGCAGCGACGTTTCTGAGCCGGAACCAGCCTCGATAGAGGCGTTCTCCCCCGGAACCTCAGCGTCATCCACCGCGTTTACACGCTCCATGACGTTGACCGTGACGCTGTGCTGCTGCGCGGCGAGCAGTGATGCGAGCCTACGCTCAAGGTCAGCCGCGACGAGTGCAGCAGGACGCTCACGGTGATCCTCGACAACGTCTCGATACAGGCCGCATGTCTTGCCCAGTAGTTCCGCAGCGCGTAACTGAGCAGGTGTAGCGTCCTTGCCGTCTATCCACGCACGGAGCGAGGTCAATATCTTGTCCCTATCAGAGGCAGCGCCTACCTCTACAGTCTGCCTCTTCTTCGCCTCTAGCGCCTCCATACATGCCCTAACCTTGCCGTCCACCATCAATTCCGCAGCCCTGCGCTGCACTGACGCCGGTTTCATGTTCTCTGCGTCATACGAGTTGCGGTACGAATCGGCGAGGCTCATGCCATTCACGACGTTTTCAGCGAATTTGCGCTGTTTTGGTGTTAACCCGTATTCGTCTGTCATACCTGCCATGATGCGATTTACCCTTGTTTTCCCGTGTATTTGATAACTTTTTGCATGTTGAGTGCGTGACCGACTCACCGAATCCTACCTTTGCGACTGTTTAACCGCAAACTAAATTTGACCGATTATCAATGACTTAGCCTATAGGCTGATAAATTTATCTGTTTAGA